TTATACAGACGGAGAAATCCTAGAAGTGTCACTCGTCACGCGTGGCTGTAATCGGGATGCCTTTGTGCTAGATGTAAAGTCCGCGAATCCGAATAGCCGCGATGCTCCGAACGGAGAAAACGAGCAAGTTAAAAATCAAGCATTAAGTAATCAAGGAGAAAAGACAATGCAAGACCAAGAAATTAAGAATACCGAAACCACTACCCCGGCCACCGAAGCGCCAAGCCCCGAACCGGCGGCGGAAACCAACCAAGAACAACCCCAAACGAAAGGAACACCCATGAACGAAACCACCAACCACAAACAAATCGCTGCGGCACAGGTGCAAGCCCCCACGCAGAAAATCACCGTGACGAGCAACGCGAAAGCCTACCTAGATACCGAAGAAGCCAATGTGGATTTTGCCAAGTTTATTGCGGAAAACTACGGCAAGTCTAATTCCGCCGTCATTAAGGCATGGGCGGAGAAAATGGCCGAGAAAGGTATCACTGGCGATGCTATCTTGCCAACTACCATTGAGCAGACCTTCTTCAAAGTCTGGACGAGCGACCGCGGTATTCTCGCGCACATGAAGTCCGCCAAGGCCTTGCAGGGTAGTGTCTATGGCTTCTATGCTAGCGGTCGCGGTGCCGGTCATAAGAAGGGCGAGAAGAAGGACAATGTTGGCTTTGAAACTGTCCGCCGTGATTACAAGGCGAAAATTGCCTTCGCTAAAATGCCGATTGACTTGCAAGACCTCATTGACGATACCACTGGCGAACTCACGATCTTGCGCGGCGAACTGCTGGCCGATTTGCTCTATAACGAGATTGTCCGCGCCATTGTTGTCAGTGATGGCCGGGGCGAGCCAAGCGAGGGCGCGAAAGATTTGCGGATGTTTGACGGCACGCGCGGTCTGTGGAGTATGCTCGGCGATATTAACAAGTCCGCATCCACTGCTACCGATAGCGCAACCAAGTTCGCAAAGGCCGTGGCAACTAAAATCGCTAATAGTTCCGGCGATAATGCCTACGATAAGGCCGTGAAAACTCTCTCTGCCTTGAAAGGTAAGTCCGAGAAAATCTTGATTGCACCGGAAGGCTTTATTTCCGGCTTGATGCTAGAAAAAGACAAGGACGACCGCTACATCTTCGCGCCGGGTAGCAACTTCGCGCAACTTTTGACCGCGAAAATCTTTGAGTTTGATTTCATGACTGATAGTGGTATGGATTTAATCGGATTCAATGACGGCAGGTATCTATTCCCGAATGGGCGCGATATGCTTCGCTCCGCTTTTGATAACGACTACAACCAAGATGTCCTACTCCACGAAAAGCCAGTGGCCGGTTCGCTCTTTGGCCGTAAGGTTTGTGCCGGGTATGCTAGTGCTTCTAGTAGCAATGGTGGCGGTAGCAACAAAAATAACAACGACAACGGCGAAGAAGGCGACAACTAGTAGATAGCAATTAGGGTTGGGGCAGGCGCGTAAGCGACTGCCCCACAAAGCGAGTAAGGCGATGTCAGACGGCGCAGGGCCGCCCCAAGCCGTATGACAAGCCTACGAGCGAATCAAAGATTATGAAGGAACATAAAGAGTGATTAGTTTAACTACTAGCGAATGTGAAGCCTTTATCGGGCGAGAACTAACCGAGCGCGAAGCGCAGAACTTTGACCTGTTCCGTGAAGTGGCCGAAGGGCGGCTTAATAACCTGCTCGGCCGGAATGTGTCGGAAATAGATGTGCCGGAAGATTTGACTTTGATTCGGCTACTGCTAGCACGCATGATAGCCGTAATCTCTGACGAGCAAGCCGAAGCGCAGGCGCGCGGAATTGTTGCAAAGTCGGTGGAAGATTTCAAGATTGAATACGACAAAAATGCCAATACTCCGCTGACCGAGTATGTGCGACAGAATGAAGATTTGCTGAAAAAATACACCGCTTGCACCGGCGAGATGCGTGCCGGGCGGACAGACGATGTGGCGGAGTATGTGATTTAGGGCGAATTATGCGGAAGAACACAGTATTCACAGCATTTCTGAACGGCGAAGACGAACTGGATTTCTTGCCGGTGGAAGGCACGACCATTAAGGGACAACGCAAAATCAAAGTCGTCATGAAGTTCAAGGCCGGGTTGAAGCGCGCATCACAACTGCGCCGGACGGCTAGCGATCTAACTTTGCACGCGCACCCGGAAGACTTTGACGATATAGCGAATCCACAAGACATTATTGGCTCGGCGGTGCGGTGGAAGGGGCGCAATTATTCTATTGACGGAGTGAGTATCGGGAAGAATTACGAAACCGGCGAAGTGGAACATCTGACCTTCAACTGCTCACTGGCGATTTATACGGACGAACGACCGAAGTTTTGCTTGGAGCGCGACCGCAATGTGTTCCTTGTCACAGAAACCGGGCGGATGTTTATGCTTGAACAATTTGTAAAGGAGATAGCCTAGAATGGAAGCAATCAAGTTTAGCGAATTACCAACCGGCGACCGGATGCCACTAGCGGACGAAGACGGAGTGCCAATTATTGCGAATCAGGAGAATCGCCTGCTGACATGGGGTCGCCTGAAAAAGCAACTAGCCGCCCAAACTCACACGGACGAAGTGAAGCCGGATGATACCAAAGTACCAACCAGCGCCGCCGTAGAAAACCGCATCGCGGCCGCGGAAGACGATTTGCAGACTAAACTAGAACCGCTAGAAACTAAACTCGACGAACACGACACGGCGATTGCGAATGCGAGAACGATTGCGAATGAAGCAAAGACTGCCGCTGATAGTGCCTACGGTATGGCGAATGCGGCGGCGGCCACCGCGGAAGATGCCGTGGATGCGGCCGCAACTGCTCAAAATAAGGCCGATAATGCGGCGCTTGCGGCTAGTAAAGCGCAAACCGCAGCCGACAGCGCCAAAGCGGATGCCGAGCGGTTTGAAAGTGAATTAGACGGCAAAATCAGTGCTATATCTACCGCGCAGGGGCAACTCCGCACTGACCTTGATGCTGAAACCACTGCACGCGAAACCGCCCTTGCTGAAATGTCTAGCAGTGTCACGGCGGTGTCTAGCCGGATTGCCAATATAGAAACCAAAATTGAGAATGGCGAACTCGGCGGCGGTAGTGGCAACAATACCGAAGTTGATTTGACCACGGTGACCGACCGGCTGACGGCGCTAGAAGCCAAAGAAACCACCCACGACAATGCGATTAGCGCCCTGCAAGCCAAAGCCACTACCAATGCGGACAAGGCGGAAGCCATAGAAACTCAAATCAGCAACCTTACACCAACCATTCAGGCATTGACGAAAGAAGTGGCTGATTTGGAAAACTCTACCAATTTGACGGATGCGGACGGCGAAACAATTACGGTAGCGGATGCGATTAGCGAAGTAAAAACGGCTACGAATACAGCGCAGACGGCGGCGGAAACTGCACAAACCACGGCGACTACTGCGAAGAATAAGGCGGAAACTCTGGAAGGCACAGTGGCGGATTTGACGGAACAGATAGTCAGTCTTGCTCAAAGTGTTGCGGCCAATGGCAATTATGATGCATGGCGCGTAGAGATTACAGCCGGCAGTATAGACGATGCAAACGGACTTATGACCGGTGCGCCATCTATTAGCGAAACTACGGAAGGAATAGACGAGTCACTGCCAGTTGCGGAAACTCTGGCACTGATATTCCGCAACCAAGAAGCCATATATCAGATTTTGATGGATACGCGAAAACGCGCTATCGCTAATGCCGCTAACCTGACAGCAATGCTCACGAATATCAACGCGGTGTTATCGCAGGTGATGAATTAAAAGGAGCGAGCGATGGCGAATCTATTTACAACTACGGCAACTAACTGGGGTTATACTTACAACCCGATTCAAGAAAAAGATCTTGATACTTATGGTATGCCAAATATCGTTAGTATAGCGAATAGTTTTCTTGGTAATTTCGCACGCGTAGTGACCTATCTCAAGCGGCAAAATGATTATGAACGCAGTGAGGCTGACCGCGCGGACTGCCTCGGTATGTTCGGCGCGGACGATATTGCTCGGAACATCAAGGAATATACCACCGCCTATAAAATGGATTATCCGCGCTACTTGACAGGGGCAATGAACGCGTATAATCGTCAACGCGTACCGTCTTACTATTACAGTTGTTGGCGAGTATTAGCCAAATACTTTTATGGTTATGACTTATCGACTAGCCGATATCCGTCACTCATAGGTAGTGAATATGGTACAATCACGAACTATCCGCGTCTAGTATCGGAAGACTACTATGATACTAACATTTCCTTCGGTCCGTTTTGGAAACATCCACGCACCACTGGTGGTGAATATGCTTCTAGTGGCCGCAACGGCATTGAATCTACTAACTCTAACTGCGCGTTTTGTGGCGATTTGGCATGGATATCATCTTTTCAGTCAAACCGTGAAAGGGCTGTGAACGATTTTGTAGTTATCGTTACATACATCGCAAAAATAGATCAGTTGCGGACCGAACTGATAGACTGCCTGCCAACTACACAGGGCGGCAACGGCATGAACTCAGGAAACTATAATCCAGTTTATAGCGACACTTATAGTGACCCATACCATATTCGCGCAATTAGTGCGTTTAAACTTCTGCCATCACCTATCTGTCAAGTCCGTCAAGCACTAGCTAAAGTTATGCTTGACCCTAAATATGGCACGAGTGAGTGGCAACCTTGGACTTATGCAGGTCAAGTTCAGGTTAGTATAGCCGTTCAAAATGCCCTAAATGAGCGCGGACTACTGAATGGATTGATTCCAGATAAGACTATTGACCCCGGCAATAGTAGTGTATATTACGACCCAGTAAGCGACCCACTTCTCACTACGGGCACAGGCTATGGTTTGATTGCTGACCCTGATGGCGACCTTGCACATCTCGCACCTGTCGCTATCCTGCGCCGTCAATATATGTTCAAGCCATATAGTTACTATTACGATTATCCCGAAGCCGACAATCCAAATGCCTTTGAAAAACAATACGGTCGTGTGCGCTACGGACATTCTAATGTGCGTTCTTATCTGACTACTCCGGTCCAATATAGCGGCGATTGGGTGAAGCCGAAACATGACTATGATGTGTTTGCATCGACCGCAAGTCATGCTTATGCCTATCTCCGCCATATCTCTGCGATATTGCGCGGAAATATTGCTAAAACTGAAATGCTTTATCCATCAGGTGATGCTTCAAGAATTATTAACAATAGTTGTGTTACCAGTGTGGTGCAAGACTGGGTAGGGTTGCCAACCATGACTCAACTCGGCTATACCAACGCGGTATCCATTCGTAAGACGGCGCGCGTAGCGGTGGATGAGGGTGTTCATGGTGAGTTTTATTTCATGGGTGAATACGGCGAGATTGAAGAAGGTAATAATTCTTTCTGCGCGGAAGATAACTGGCGAACCGCAATGTCTTCGCATACTTATAACAGAATTGGTTACAATCCAAATTTCAAAACCACTGCGGATGCTACGACCAAAAAGGTCCCGACACGCACCCCGGCAAATTATGCGTCTGATAGTTATGATGCTACGATCTCTAATCGCGTTGCCTGCATGAACACTGCCGCTAATGGTTCAACTGCTATGACGAATACCACCACCCAACCTTATTTCGCATGGGATGGTTATATGGTGTATTTTTCGCTAGCGGCTTTTCATGCGGACAAGATTGACCCTAGCCTACCGAGCGCCAACATTCACGGAGTAAAACTGGAATCTTAACACGAAAAAGGAGCAAAAGATGTTTGAAAGATTAAGGCAAAAGATATTCAAGAAAAGCGAAGTCGGGGCGACTAATCAGATGCAGGAGCATGACCCCGAAGATAGATTCATAGACAACGGCATCCACCAATACGGCGGAAGTTTCGCATTGCGCAATGGCAGTTATGATAATACATACCCAAATATCGCACGGATTGCGGAAGCGATTGCCGAGATTTCCCCGGTAGCGATTGACGGCAAGGGCAAAGAAATCAACCCTGCGCCACGACTGCTAGAAATCCTAGCGCGGCCGAATCGCGAAATGAGTGGCACGGACTTCATAGAAACTTTGGCAACGATGCTACTGGTGCATCCGAAAGTTTATCTGCTCGTCTGGCGGAGTAGCGGTGGCGATACGGTGGCCGGCGGAGATATTACCCTAGACAACTTCGCCGGGCTGACCTTTATGGAAAATGTAGCGGAATCGGTCGTAGATGGAACATCAACTTATCACATGGGCGGCAAGGCTTATAGCGAGCAAGAAGTAATCACTCTGTCGCTAGCGGTCAATCCATATCGTATAAATGACGGTTATTCCCCAAGTATCGCGAGTAAGAAGTGGGCGACCACGGACGATTTTATTGCGGAATACCACAACGCGCAGTTCTGCAACGGCGCTGTGCCGGCCGGTCAATTCACTATCACGGCACCGAGTGTCGCGATCTATAACGACATCGTAGATAGGATGCAGGAACAATTCCGGGGCGCGAGAAAAGCCGGCAATATCATGTATGTGCATCGGCCGACATCTAGCATTGATGGCAAGCCGGAAGCAGCGGCGATAGAATGGACACCCTTTGCGCAGACGAATAAAGAACTGACACTGGATGCCGTCTATAATCAGGCGAATCACAAAATAGACACTATCTTCGGAGTGCCGGAAGAAATCAAGGGGCATCTCTCAAATAGCAACTATGCAAGCGCGGAAGTGGCGGACTATGTGTTCGCGCGCCGTGTCGTGTATCCCAAACTCGTGAAGATATATAGCCGGCTGACACATGAGTTTAATCGCATCTTTGGCGGTATGGGATTTGCTTTGTCGTTTAACTACGAACTGCCGATGCTAACCGATACGCGCAAATTACAGGCCGAAGCATTGAAGACGATGCTAGATGCTGGATTCACGCATGAAAGCGCCGTGGAAGCATTGAGATTGCCGGAGAGTTTCCGGGGGCTGAAATTACAGGGTGGCGCGCAGGAGCGGAGCGCCGGAGCGCAGAAAAGCGAGGACGCGCTTGTGCCCAAAGGTCGGAACGACCGACGGCATCAGGGCGCGGACGAGTGCAAGGCACAGAAAGGAGCGGAGTGATGGATGCGGCGCTAGCAACGATTATTTGCGCGGCAATTACGGCGGCCGGCACAGTGGCGGTCGCGAAAGTCGGAGCGCGAAGTAAGGCGGAAAATCAAGAAATCATGGAGCGACTGGTACGCGTAGAAAAGCGACTAGATGCCGAAGCGCTGATTAGCGAACGCAACGACTTAATTATGGCGATTCGGACGGATGCGGAGAATACGGCGGAAATCATGGCGATTGGCAAGCGCTACTTTTTGGATCTAAACGGCAACTCTTATGCGAGCAAACCTTTTGCAAGGTGGGCGATTATACACCGGATTGACATTAGTGGGCTTTATACGGCGCACAACGATTTGGAGTTCTATATGAAGAATCCGGAGGTAGCCATGCAGAAATAGTATTTTATTTAACATTTTGTAAAGTAAATCGGGATTTCATACCCACGAAAGGAGAAAAATATGATAGAGCAACTGATTACGGTCTATATTGGCGCGGCAATTATTGGCATCACCTACATCGCGTGGCTTTTGAGCGGTGCGTTCAATGTGGCTTATTCTAAAACGCGCGAGTGGAGTTGGCGGAGATTTTGGGAAGATTTGCTGAAAGTCATCCTGCGACTGGGATTTCTCGGCGCGATTACTATCGCAATCAATTTAATAGAGTGGTATTGCGCGCGGCTTGGCGCGGATGTGTCTAAACTGGCCGACATATTCAGTGTCGGCGGAGTGGCGGCGCTGACTGCGAAGGCAAGCGCCAGTTATGCGAGCAAAGCCTATAATAATTTCAAAAACTTTATAGATACATTGCACACCGAGCCGGTAGAGATTGAGATAGACCCGAAGCAGATTGACTGGCAAGGGATTCGGGCGGATGTGGAGCAAAGTTTCCGCGAATTTGCCGAAGCCATTACCCCGAAGCATACCACGGATGAAGAACAGACCGAAGCGGAAGCCGCGCCTAGTGATTCAGAAATTGACGAGATTGCCGAAGAACTAGAAATCGGGCAGGGCGCGGACATCATGCCGATTCAGCGCATCCTGCCGGACGGCGACAAAGATAACGGCAAAGGTTGGCAGTGTTCCAAATACTCGTGGTTTCTCGCGACCGGTATCAGAATGAACTATGCGCCACATCCGGATTACGGACCATGCAACGGCGATAAAATGATTGACTATCTGATTCAGAAGTTGGGGTGGGTGGAATGCACGAAGATGGACGGCGCGATTTTTGGCTACAATAGCGGACAATACGGCCACACCGGAATCGTCAAAGATGCGAAGAATAACATTGTGAATGATGCAAACTGGAATCCACTGGCAGTCGGCACGCATTATCTCAATTTGGATGCCGTAGGGGCGCGCTACGCGTGTCCGAAAGCCATGATGGTATCAACTACTAACTCGCAGACCAAAGCCCCACAAACGGCGAATACAGCGGTTTCTGCGCCGGTTTCCGCACCGAAAGTAGATGCAGTGGCTGAATCAGTGCCGACATTCAAAGTTGGCGATAAGGTGCGACCGCTACGCAAGGTGGATTATGACGGCCGGCATCTGCGCCAGTATGACGACTGCTACACTATCACGCAAATCAACGGCGATCGCGCCGTGCTAATGGCGCGCGGACAGATTTGGGCGGCAATGCGAACGAGTGACATTGAGAAAGTATAGAATTATAAAAATCTTATTGACAATAATTCACGAGTAATGTTATACTTAATACTGTTGGTGTGAAAAGGCTACCATGCACTTGAACAGGAAGGTGGAACTTTATATGAGAAAAATTAAGAGATTCGTAGCCACGGCTTTGGCTTGCGCGATGGTATTTTCCATGTCTGCGACAGCATTTGCGGCCGAGAAAGAAACAGTAGCGAGTGAACCCGTTATCAATACCGTTGTGGATGATGCCGCTGATAATAATGCTGTCACCCCTCGTGCTACCAGGACCATTTCAGTCGGCAACGGCTATGTGAACATGACCGGTGGTGATCTGTATAACCCGCATGGCAATGGCTGGTTTTATTATCAGGTGACGAGCCAGGGATACAATGGATGGAACTATCAAATCAATTGCCTGATGTATGACGGCAATGGCAATGTGGTTTGGCGCGGAGATAATATTTGCGGAGTCGCAGCGGACGGTAAACTTGAGTATGGCGGCAATGTCGTAAGGATTGATTTGCAGATTGCTCCGCGGTCTGTACTCACTCAGGCGAAGAACTTCAACATTACAGTAACATATTGATACCGTAAAAGAGTAATTTCGCGGTTTTTAGACCAGAATGTAACATGACAACTCTATAGTTTTTAGATCAAAAAGCATGGTTTTCACCCAACACAACCCCGACCTCGGTCGGGGTATTTTTCTATGCATTGTATTAAGCATGTGATATAATCATAGTATGACGATTAAACTTAATTCTTTAAATAAATCATATGGCAAGAAGCCTGTTTTATTTGATATCAACTTAGAAATCCCAACTGGGAGTTTCACGATGCTTCGTGGAGTCAGTGGCTCTGGCAAATCAACTTTGTTAAGCATTATTGGTGGAATTGAGCCGATGACGGGTGGGCAAGTGCTCATTGATGGGCAGGATGTGAGTAAACTTAAAGGCGGTGAGAGGGCTGATTTCTATCGGCATAAGATTGGCTTCATTTTTCAAGGATTCTATCTACAACCGCAACTCACAATCGGGGAGAATATTGCTTTGATGGGGACTTTTGCCGGGATGCCAAAGAAAGAACGCGAAGCGCGAGCAAAAGAACTTGCCGAGATGCTTGGGATTGCCGAGGTGCTAAATAGCCTGCCGGCAGAAGTATCGGGCGGACAGGCAGAAAGGGCCTGTGCGGCCAGAGCGATGTTCATGCACCCGGAGATTATTCTCGCGGACGAGCCAACCAATAACCTTGACCCGGAAAATGCGAAGAATGTGATAGAAATGTTGAAGAAAATCCAACAGGACACTGGCGCGACTATGATTGTCGCGAGCCACGACGGACTCGTAGAGAAGTATGCTTCGCAGTTAGTCAAGATTAAAGATGGCCGAGTAAGTGAGGAGAAGTAGATATGGGTTTGAAGTTTTCTGACGCACTAAGGCTCAGTTGGAGCAATATCGCGCAACATAAAAAACGGAGCGCGGTTATCGTCCTGACGATTTCTCTGCTTTTTGGTGTGATTATGGGGTTCAACTTCATTGCTTCCGGCATTGAAGAAACCACGATTTCTACCTCAGCAAGACAAACTGGCGGAGAAGTTTATATTGAAGCAAGATATGGCACTCCTAGCGATGAGGGTTTTGACCCAACATATAATCCAGAGGAAAAACCAAAAATTAGTTTAGATACGATTCTAAACAAGGAGGCGGACGAAAAAATCCGCGAGCGAGTAGCCAAATATAACGGAGAGGTTGTTGGGTATTATTGGTATTATCAACTTGATTATCCGTACCGGGTGATTGATAAGTCGGTAGTTGAGCAGTTTATCAATGCGGATTTATGGGAGTCGTTACCAGAGGATAAAGTGCCAACAATCATGCCGGAGGGATGGAAACCGCCACAGAATATGGAAAATCTTGAAGAAAGATTAGGCGATACCTTATACAGAGTTGGCAGTATTCCGAGTACCGAAACTGGCAAACCGACTCTTACTGGATTTAACCCGCTGAATGTGATTTTAGCACAACTTCCGAGTGCGACTAACGATGATTTCTGGCTAGTTGACGATGGTTCGGGAAAAGTAGAACAATATATTCAAGGACAGTTAGAGAAATATCTCTCGGAAGATGGCGGATGGTATAACGCGGCGCCAGTTCAGAAAACCGCCGTCGTAAAGTTTAATGACCCATACAAGGCGGCAGAGTTTGCAAGTCCAGATGAAGAAAAGTTTGGAGTGAAACTGTACACAGATTTCAAGTATCACTCTCAGGATCTATTCGGAACGACACTTGGTGTAGTCAACTCGTTTAACACTCAAAAAGTTCTGCTAATCGCCGTAGAGGTTTTATTACTGATCGTTGCAACGATAATTGCAGTCATGACTTTTGCGCATCTCATTGACCAAGACGCGTCAACCGTAGCCTTATATCGTGCAATGGGCGCTACAACAGGCAATATTTATTTGATTTACTTATTGTACTTGATAGAACTTTGTCTGCTAGCGGTTATAACAGTAATAATAATCGCATTTGCCTTTATTATGGTACTGGTCTTAACAAGCACAAGGGCTTTGTCTGAACGGTTGCATGAGTTTTATGGTATGAGTTATCTTCCGCAGGTTACACTGTTTAAGATTAATGGAGCATTTTGGTTTATTGTAATCGTAGTATTAGCAGTTGCACCGTTGTCGCTACTTCTAACGATGCGCCGCTTCTCCGCCAAGCATATCGCCAAGAAACTAAAAGAGGATTAACATAGTGCGACTAACAGATTATTTCAGGCTGGGCTTTGCCGGGGTAAAAGCCCACAAGAAGCGCGCGTTTACGGTCGTAATAATCGTGGGGCTGCTATTCAGTGTAATTACGGCCGGTACATTTATCTTGCAAGGACTAGAAAATGTAGCGCTAGGAACAATGCTAGCACCGACCAATGGTAAGGTGCTAGTCATGAGCAGTGTCGATGCGAAAAAATGCGGAGAGGACTGCGACCTAAAAGCCGAAACCGAGAAAATCAAGCGGAACATTGAGCAATACGGCGGCAAGATAATTCCGGCGAAGATTAGCCAAACCGCGGACGGCATGTTCTATAAGACGGAAGAAAAGGTGTTTGGTAGTGAAGCGAATAGTGCCATTGATACAACGCAAGTTATCGTGCCGCTCGAAACGGCGGCGAACATCGCAGATATAAAAATGCCGGAGCGCGATGCGGAAGTAGCGGAGCAACTGGATGCTATTAGAGAAGTGCGAGAAAAAACACTTGGCAAGGTAGTAGAAAATAAAAACGGTGAACGGTACTATATTGCCGATATATTACCGGGCGGAGTGTATGCGAGCAATTTATCGTTCATGAATATCGGACAAGGCGGCAACCCATTGGATCTCGTTCTAGGGCAAATACGGACTGGTGTGAGCCAGAACTTTATCGCGAAATCCGCCAAGACGGAGCCGAAAGTGGATAAGGACGACATGGGGCAATCGTCCGGCTTTATCGTGATGGAAGATATTGATGTGGAAGCAATGGGGATGGTGCTTGCGCAGTTTGAGGATGTAAAGGCGGCTTATAATTACTATCAAGATAAGGCGAACTATTGCTCGGAAACCGACCGCATATTTAACATGTGTGGCAAAGATTATAAATATCAGGTGGTTTCGGCGGTTTCTGATCCAATTACGACCTATGAGAACCTGCAAAATGTGTGGCTAGTGTTCAAGATTGTCGCGGCAGTACTAGCCGTGATAGCACTAATTATCGCAATTAGCACTTATGGCCGGCTGATTGGTAAAGATATGAAGATAATTTCGCTCTACCACGCGCTAGGAGCAAACGGAAAGCAAATACGGCTAGTTTATCTAACATACTTATTGATGTTGAGCATAATGGCGGTGATATTCTCAATAGTAGTGGGATTAGTGCTAGCAATAGTCCTTAGCCTCGTGAATATGACGGCTCTTACGCAGGTATTTACTTTGGGCTTTGGAATTGAAGCGAATGGGATTTGGCTAGTAGGTTGGAATGGCCTGATTCTAGGGATAGCCGGAGTAATGATTCTTGCGGCAGTAATAGCGGTGTTAATCGGTAATGGAAACTTTGGAATAAAAGAACTTGCGCGGAAACTAAAATAACACTATTTACATCTACCATAAGTGTGCTATAATGTAATCAATGGGCTGGCTGAAAGGTCTTGGTCCGTGCGGACGGCGGGCCAAGCGCCCGCCACTTTGGTATCTAAACGAAAGTAATTGGCTGATAATGGTGAAGGAATTGAGTATATTCATTGATGAGAGCGGTGATTTTGGCGAATATGAGCCACATTCACCCTATTATATTATTGGCTTGGTTGTGCATGAGCAAGAAAAAGATATTTCTGCATTAATCCGCACCTTTGATCACTACCTGCAAGACTTGGGGTTTCGGGATGAGTTTGTCCATGTTGGGCCGCTAATTCGGAAAGAAGCCGGTTATAAAACACTTACTGTGCAAGAACGCATGCGCATTTTGCGCAGAATGATAGCATTTGTGTCACAAATTGATTTCACATACAAGGCAATAGTAGTAGAGAAAAAACACCTTGCAGGTTATACTGATCTATACGAAAAACTTGCACGACAATTATCGGAGTTCATAAAAAGATATCTGCCGTATTTCTATTCATTTGATAAGGTAAAAATCTATTACGATAATGGGCAAACTGAAATCATGAAGATTATTATTTCGGTATTCTCAACTTTGTTCAACAATGTAGAGTTCCGAAAGGCGGCGCAGAAGGATTATAAACTACTGCAAGTTGCTGACCTGATTTGCACGGCCGAATTGACAAGGCTGAAACTAGAAGCACATCTTTTATCAAAATCTGAACGGCGCGTATTAGGTAGTGACCGCGATATACAAAAACACTTACTCAAGCCATTGAAGAAGAAAGAGTTTCAAGATAAAAATTAAAGTCAAAAGGGCTGGCATTTGGGCGCTTGATGGCGCGTGAAACTGCCAAAAAGCAGGAGGTATGTAGTCAGATCAGTGCAGGTAGATGGAAGGACAAGAATAGTCGTAAAAAGTCTTTACAAACTGCCTGCGCTAAACTATAATTAGAAATAGATATATTGGCCCTAGACAAGTCATATAAACCCGGTAGCGGAAGCGCGTGAAGCGCCGAAGCGACCGGACTTTTTGTTCGGAATAGCAAATAACGCAACGAATCCATGGCGCTTGACTTGGGCTAGATGCGTTCAATACTAGGTCGCTTAAACTCTTGCAAGCGGAGAGTTTTTGACGGCTAAAATTAAGGAGAAACAGATGTCAGAACCACACAATGACATTGGATTTCCTGAAAGGAAAAGTCCATTGTCAATGAAGCAGATATTAGCCGAACGGAATAGTTTTACATATCCCGAACACATAAAAACTGATGGTGTGGTTGCCGTCACTAACTCACGGGAGTTGCTCGTGCAATACCCGGAAGTTAAAACGGAATCAGATGTAGATATCGCGGCCGACATTCTCGTGAAGGTGTTTAACGCACCTAAAAGCCGGGGATTTTATTGCGACTGCGCTAGACATCTTGACCGGAGTTTTATCACGCAAGCGGTCTATAATGCAACAAGAGTGCGTACAAATAGACCGATAACGAATCCACCGGCATATTTTGGGCGGATTTGCACAAAGATGCTAGTAAAACTCGGAGTCTATAAGTAAGGCACTGGTTCTTCTCTATAAAAATCACTAAATTATAGGGAGAATAATATGTCAGTATCAGACATGGAACTACTATTAAAAACTATCGGGGTATCAACGCAATATATTACAACGCCGGAAAGCCGCGAATTGCTGAAACAGGTGCTCGGATTATCGCCGGCAGATTTGCAAAAGATGGTGCAGATGGCAAAACTACGCACGCGTGATTTGCCGATAGATAGCGCCTTTGACCAGTATATTCAGGATCAAGTTATCTGCGCAGGTATGGCTACTGGCACAATTCGGCACTGGGAGTTTATGAAAAAGTTAGCCACTGACTTTTGTAGTGGCGAGCCAAATAAACATGGATTCAGTGGCCGAAAGATTGACGATATACAGGACTTCGGTATAGACGATGTAACGGCTTATCGCATCCATCTATCAAAATGGGTGCGGCCGGACACGGTGCGTAAGGCTTTGACCGCTTTAAGGAGATTACTACAATGGTGTGATATTCATGGTTATAGTGTTCTAAACCCGGGGCTGATAGGGCTACCGAAGCATGAGAAGCGCGATATTAAGTTCCTAACACCAACAGAAGTGCGCGATTTTATAGATGTAGTGAAGATGCCGCGACTAAACTTGACGGAGCAGGCACGGCTACGCAATGTGGCAATTTGTGAAGTGTTGTTTGCGAGCGGTATTCGGGTGTCGGAACTGGTAAAATTAGACCGGAATAGCATCAAGAATAAGGTTTTCAATGTGAGTGGAAAAAGTAAGTATAGCCGCGAGTGTTATATTAACGACCGCGCAGAAAAGGCTTTGGATGAGTATTTGGCTACTAGGGTTGATAACTGCACGGCCATGTTTATATCTACGCAAGCAGATGTTAGAATGTCGGACCAGTCCGTGCGCAATATCTTCAAACGCGCGTGTTTGGATTCGGACTTTGTTGGAGTGCATCCGCACACGATGCGGCACTCGTTCGCTACTCACTTATTGTCGCAAGGTGTGGATTTGATGACGATTGCAATGATACTTGGCCATGATAATGTTCAGACAACGCAGTTATACACTCATGTCACGAACCGCATGGCGCAACGGGCTTATGATGCCGTAATGAAACACATGTAAGACAGATCATAAAAGATGACCCGGACAACGATAATCGTCAAAAACAGCCCATTTCGGTATTGCAAAAATAATTTCGGCGGTGTATAATAAGAAGTATCAATAAAGTGATTTTTAACTTTTTACTTAATAGGGGGCGGTTATCGTTGTTTATGGGTTGCTTC